AATGGTAAAGATGGTGAACAAGGCCCACAAGGACCAAAAGGAGATCGTGGACCAAATGGAAAAAGTTTTTCATCTCCATCTGGGCAAACACCAGGATGGGCTTCTTATCATAATGGAATAGAACAATCTTTTGGCCTTGGAATTTCAAAAGGAGATGATGGATGGGTAACAACCTATATATTATCTGAAAACATGTCAAATGAAAAATACCTACCAGAAAACTGCACATCTTTATGGAATCATCACGCAAGAGCATTTAATTTTAAAGGATTAAAAGAAGGCGCTCAGGTATTTATAACCTATAGTTTTGAATTAACAACATATAGCAGTAATACAGAGGCATGGATAAGAACATATTCACCAAACAGTGATTTGGATATTTCTCAATTTATAGGATCTATGAAATATCAACATACTTACCCAATAACTGTTACTCAACAAATTTTTATAGAAAATCAAAAAATTTGGGGTAATGGAGCAGTTCCTCAAATTAGAACAGACTATGATGCATCAGTAGTTATGAAATCTATATACGTCAGCGTGGTATAATAAAACTATGGCATTTCCAGGTACATTAAACATTAACTATTATAAAGGCGACACCTATGAGTTTCGTATTTACCCAAAGGACTCATTTGGAGCATCTTTTGATTTAACTGGTTATGGTGCAACTGCAATGTTTACTATTTCTACATCCCGTGGATCTTCTGGAGTTTCTGGAAAGATTGAATGCCTTGCAGTAATAACAAGCGGAGTTTATGGAAATTATGTAACATGCACAATTAGACCTAATGATTCTATAACAATGAACGCTGCAACACAGTATGTTTATGACGTACAAATAACAAGAACAGCATCGCCGTATAATTACGTATATACATTGTTAACTGGATCAGTAACAGTTACGGATCACATTGCTGGGGCAACAGTTTAATGGCAGACGTTCTTTTAACAACTGAAGATTTAACTGTTTTAGGTGGTCCTTCTACTTTAAATTTAGAAATTGATTTTGGCCCAAAAGGTGATAGAGGAAGTCAAATATTTGTAAATCTTGGAAAACCAACAACATCATTTGCTCCAGGATCACAACTTTTTGATTTATATATTAATATATTAAGTTCAGATGATGAATACCAATATGTTTATCAGTTTCAAAATGTATTAGGAACAAACACATGGGTAAAACTCTTTAAGTTAGTTTCAAATATTTATAGCAAAAACTACAGCACTACAAGTTTTATAAATGGTGTTTGGTCAAAAAATATTCCAGTATCTGAAATCCTTCCTGCCGAGTTTGTAGGGACTGCTTCGGCATCTGACTTTAACGTTCAATATAGCGTACTCAACGATAGCCCTTTGGCCTCATCTATATCTGTTGGAGAAATTGTATCGGTAAATGGAACCCTCTCTTTGCCAGTTACAATAAAAGCCACAGAATTTGACGGTACCAATTGGACTAATCTAAGTACTATTAAAGCAGTACATTTATTTATTACTGTGGTATAATCTAAAGTATGGCTTCTGAAAATATCGGATCAATTTATCCAACAAAAATACCAGGCTATGAGGATGCTGCAGATATCCAAGCAGCCCTAAAGTTATATCATTACGGAACATCTAATGATATTACAAACGAATCTCAAATTATTCCAAACTCAGTTGTTGGCCATATTAAAGCACTAGATACACGAATGGACTCAATTGAAACAAATGGTATTGGTTCTGCAGTTTTATCATCTATGCCAACAGGAATAGATAATGGTTATATTTGGGTAGACTCAACTGCATCAATAACAACAGATATTCGATACGCTATAGCATCATATCAAACATCGCAGCCTACAAGTCCAACAACAGGTGCAATTTGGGTTGATTCGGATTCATCTCCATTAAAAATGTATGTGTGGTCAGGTTCTGCCTGGAGAGAGATTGGTGCATAATGCCTAAAGCAAAAACAACAGAAGAACAACTTCGTGAAAGCGGCATTGCAAAATTAGTTTTATCAACTGGAATTACAGAAGCAGAATTAAGAGCATTGGGGATAACATCAGATGGCAACAATTAATTCAGATGGCAAAGTAGCATATATATATAACGAAACAAATGATACTTGGTATGCTATAGGTGGAGCAGTAAACACTAATGCTGAATATACTTGGAATGCAGATCAAGAATTTAATTCTGTTGTAACTTTTGATACCGTCGTAAATGCAAAAGCAGGAATAAATAATTATCAAAACCCAACGGCAAGAAATACTGCTATTTCATCACCAACAAATGGTATTGTATGTTTTGTTAGACAAGAAGATTCTGGAACAGTTATTAATCAACTTCAATATTATTATAATGGTGAGTGGAGATTTATTAATGACTCAGTTGATTTTCTTGCAAAAACAGCAGATTATACAATTGCAAAAGCAGATGCTGGAAAAACTATATCTGTTACATCTTTAACTGATGTAGTAATTACAATACCAACAAATAGTACAACTCCATTTGTTATTGGTCAAAAAATTGAAATACTTAGAAATGGTTCTGGAAATGTTAGTGTTGCAGGAGCAGTTGGAGTTATTCTTAATAGCAAAAATTCAAATAAAAAGATTGCAGCCCAATACTCAGGTGCAGTAATTTCAAAAATAGATACCAATACCTGGATTCTTATTGGCGATTTGACGGCGTAGGTTCCAAATGTTAAATTTTGGCCTATGGTCTTCTTCAAAGGGTATGGGAAGAATACCAGACCTAGAAGGTTTATCTCTTAATGACGCTAGAGTTGCAATTACAAATGCTGGATTTAATTTAGGTAATGAAACTCCATTAGGAAATAGTTCTGGCGCAACATCTTCTAATAATAATAAGGTTAAAGGTAGAAGTGATACAAGCAGTTTATTAAATTATGAATCAGTTTTAGATTTTGAATATTACGTTTATAGTGTTACTCCAGTTGCACCAACACCGACACCGACACCAACACCAACTCCTACACCAACTCCAACTCCTACCGTTCCAGTTCTTTCAACTCCATCACTTTCAGTAATCACTGGTCCGCTTGATTCTCGGGCTTACGCAAATATTACTGTCGGAAATTTTGACTACAGCAACTCTTATTCTTCAAGCATGGGGTCTCAAAATACAGAGTATTCAGAAGAATGGAATATCCTTGGATTATCTCCTGGCCAATCCTATACAGTTTATGTAACTGCATCTCGTGCTGGATATATAAGTGCTCAGGGATCCATAACATTTACCGCAGGTGGTGTAACTCCAACTCCAACTCCGACACCTTATGTTCAACCAGTTGCACCAACACCTTCATGTCCACCACCAGGAGACACTAGCGGAAGTTTCTCAGAACCATGTAGTTTTGATCCAACAAGATGTTGTGATAGCGATGGAAGACCTTATGGTTCAGTTGCTCCAACTCCAATTGTTCAACCAGTTGCCCCAACACCAATACCTACTCCAGTGGCATCATATTGCGTAGATGACGACGCAACCAGTTGTATAGGATATGATTTATATCAAAATAGATATGACGCAACATATCAAGGCGCTAATTGCCCACCAAGACTTGTAGAAACTAATTCTGTAACCTGTGGATATGTAGCACCTACTCCAGCACCAACACCTGCTCCAACTCCAGCACCTACTCCAGCACCTACACCAACTGCATGGGCAACACCATTAAGTGGATATCATCAGTGCACAAGTGCAGATGCCCCAAACCCAAATATGCCATTATGTAATTATGGAAATATTGGAACTTGTGTAAACAACAGCGCAACAGGCGCTTCTTGTACAGTTCCAGCACCAACACCTGCTCCAACTCCAGCACCTACTCCAGCACCTACTCCAGCACCTACTCCAGTAGCACAAAATTGTAGCGGATACTACTATACTTATGGTGAGCCACAGTGCGGTGGTTATGCAAGCATTTACAATGGTTGTGGAGTATTCCTTGGATGTAATGACTAAGGATAAGGTATACTGATTACTATGAAAAAAGATTTTTTTGCTAATATAGATGGAGATAAAATAAATTTTTTATCTATTGAAATAAATACTGATGGAACTTCTACAGATCCTTTACTAGATGATAAATGTTATGCACTTTCAAATAATCCAACTGCTTTAAATATAACTCATTTAAATTATTTTCCAGCAAGAAAAAGTATTTGGGACGGATCATCTTTTATTGCCCCAGAAGGCGAAGAGCACAAACCTGCATGTAATCCGTTAGATCTTTGTGTAGATGGTTGTGAATCTATTGCTTTTATTGTAAATAATGTTTATTATGGTGGAGTAGGCTATTGTGTAGGAGTGGCTACCAACGATATGCTTATCGCTGCACTAAGCAGCAATCCTGAAATAACTTTTGAAATAGTTTAGGAGTTGGGCATGTTAGAAGAAAACTTATCCCCGTATCAAAAATGGAAAAAAAATCTTGGAGAAACAAGACCTTGGGATCTTGCAAATCCTAATGCAGAATGGGCAGACGAAAAAAAAGCAACAGATAGATACTCCATATGTAAGTCTTGTCCAGAACTTATTAAACTAACAAAGCAGTGTAAAAAGTGTGGATGTCTAATGCATTTAAAAACAAAACTAGAAAAAGCAGTATGTCCATTAGGTAAGTGGTAAAATGAAAACTCCTTATTTATTAAAAACAGTATTTCCACCAGCAGAACACTTAGAGTTGCAAAATCTAGCAATGAACTTATGGTCAACAGACAAGAGTACTTATGATGAATCGTTTGGTAGACACCAATGGACAATTTGGGACAATACTCACGGTACAAATATAGAGCCACTTAGAAAGTTTCATGAAATGTTATTGCCTTTAGCAAGAGAAGAATTTGAGTCAGAAACTTTATTACCATCATGGTGTGTGCTAAGTATTTATGAAGGGGACAAAGCAAAACTTTGGAAACACAAGGACGACAACGCTTGTACATATCATATAAACTACACGATTTTTCATAAAACACCTTGGGATTTTTATGTTGAGGGTATAAAGTTTGAAGCAGAAGAAAATGATGCAGTTATATCATATGGCAATGATCAACAACATTGGAGAGAAGATTTTCCAAATCCAAAAACTAATTTGGTTGCCAATGCATTCTTTTTTTATACAGAGCCAGATCACTGGTTTTTTAAACATGGTCCTCAATACTTATACACAGACATTAGAAAAACAAATACTAAAGAAAAGTCCAAAATAGAAACTATGTAAATGAATAAGTTATTTTTTCAACTATATAATCCTACAGGCTTAATAAATCAGGTAATGAGTCTTGAATTAGCAACTGGACTATCTCATGAATTAAATGTGCCAGCAATAATTCACTATACACAATATACTGCAGACAAAAAACTTTATAATACTGAAAATATTCCAATTTATACTCCTAGCAGATTTCACAATAAGCAAAGAGAGGGTTTTACAAATCCAGATCAGTATCCTCACTTGCTAGATCTTATGGATTTTGATTCAAACTTAGTTTTTATTAATGAAAAAATAGATAGTTTTAAACAAGAAGAGTTAGTTATTGATGATATTTTAAATAATTTTTATTATAGTAATCATCAAGATTTTTCTGATGATGAAAAGTATTTTGCAGAGGGAAGAAAAAGACTTCCACTAGACAAAATACTTCACTTAAAACTAACTCTAGGATGGTATTCAAGATTTTTTTACAAAAGAAGCAACAGTCTTAACAAAGCAATATCTTCAGTTAAATTTAAACAAGAATACTTTGATTTAGCAAATAAAATATATCACTCAATAGGACATTTTCAAGGAATGCATTTAAGGCTTTCAGATCATGTTAAAATGTTTGAAACAAAGCAAGAAATGTTTGAGTCATGGCTAGATAAGTTTGCACAAAACAATCTTCCAATAGTTGTAACAACATGTCAGCCAGGACACAAAATGATTCAAGACAACAAGCACAGGTTTATATTGCTAGATGAATACATTGTAAATAATTTTAGAGATGAATTTATGTCTTTACCATTTCAAGACGAAGTCGTGTTTGGTCTTATTTGTAATCTAGTAATGCATAATGCTACAAATTTTGTTGGTACATCAGGAAGCACATACACTGCCTATATACATAGAAATAGAAATCAGAAAGGAAATGAAACCTGGGACTTTTTTGACAATCCTCAAAAAACAACAGGACAACCATATTCTTGGAATAACCATGAACTTGATAATGGAAGAAAAATGTGGTGGAGGGAGTGGGCAGAATCAAAATGCTAAAAAGAATTGTTTATAAATTTATTATGTGGAAAAAATATAGAAAAATTAAAAAAGGTGGGTACACATACTAATGCTATTTGATATATTTAATCCAAGAGTTATTCCTTATTGTGGAATCAATAGAAAATACCCCAATACAAATTATTCTGTTACTAATGCAGTATTGGCATCACATTCAGAAATAGAAAGACCAGAATATAATTATGTATGGAATAGTGATGGACTACGGTCTGTAGAATTTTCTACAAATCCAGAAGTTGTAGTTTTAGGATGCTCATTGACATTAGGACAGGGAATGCCAGAAAACCTTAGATGGTCTAATATTCTTTCAAACAAAATTAATAAACCTATTGGAAACATATCTTATTCTGGAGCATCTGCAAATCTATTGGTGTCAAGTTTTTTTGGAATGATTCATCAGTACAAATATAAACCAAAAGTAGTCCTTGCACATTTTGCTAACTTTGAAAGATTTTATTTTATTAGTCAAGATGCTAATTCAATGCATATGTGGTACATTAATCATAAAGATAAAACAACAAAAGCAACGGCACCTTGGGACTATGAAGAAATTTTGCCATATGAGTGGGTTTATTATCAAAATCTAGATCACATTAAAATTCTAGAGGCTTTTTGTGAATCTAATGATATTAAATTAATTTGGACTACATGGTCAAATAGATTAACAGACAAAGAAGAAAATTTTCTAAAAAATAATTTTAGACATTACGTTACAGACACAACAAAAACACAATTTCCTACAGCCTTTGAGTTTGGATGTAATCCAGAAAATATATCTGGATTGCCTCCTTATTTTGAAATGATAAATTGGCAGGGATGCCATAAAGAATATAAAGATAAATATCCAGACATATTTGAACACGCATATGACTACCATAAAATCCCCTATAACTATGGACGGCTAAAAGGTCCTGGAGCACATTGGCCACATCCTGGACTACACAGACATTTACATGTTTCTGAGTTCTGGGAAAAACAAATATCTGGTTTAGTTTAAAATATTGCCATATACTTTAGTTAAGATTATTGTGAGGAAGTAATGAAAACAGCCCTAGTGTTTGGTGCAGGTGGTTTTATTGGTAGCCATATGGTTAATAGGCTTAAGTCTGAAGGATATTGGGTTCGTGGTGTTGATTTAAAATTTCCAGATTTTTCAGAAACAAAAGCAGATGAATTTATTAAAAAAGATTTATCTGTCTATGAAAATATTGAAAGCGTTATACATCCCGTGGGCACAATAGCATTTGATGAAATATACCAATTTGCTGCAGATATGGGTGGAGCAGGATATATTTTTACTGGCATAAATGATTCTCAAATTATGGAAAATTCTGCACTTATAAATCTTAATCTTTTAAGGGCTCAATCAAGATTAAACGCAAAACACGATATTAATAAAACCAAAATATTTTATTCAAGTTCTGCTTGCATGTATCCTGACTATAAGCAGTTAGATGTAAATAATCCTGGCCTTAAAGAGTCTGATGCATACCCTGCAGATCCTGACAGCGAATATGGTTGGGAAAAATTGTTTAGCGAGAGAATGTTTTTAGCCTTTAATAGAAACAATAAAATTCCAGTAGCCATTGCCAGATATCATAATATTTATGGCCCAGAAGGAACTTGGGATGGTGGAAAAGAAAAGGCTCCTGCTGCAATATGTCGTAAAGTTATAAAAGCAAAAGATTTTGTAGAAATTTGGGGGGATGGAGAACAAACCCGTTCATTCTTATACATAGATGAATGCATAGAAGCAACAAGAAGACTTATGCAATCAGATTTTACTGGACCAGTTAATATTGGGTCTGAAGAAATGGTTACTATAAATCAGTTAGTAGATATTGCCTGTAGTGTTGAAAGCAAGGTTTTAAGTAAAATGCATATTACTGGACCCTTGGGTGTCAGGGGTAGAAATTCTAATAACAACCTGGTTAAAGAAAAGTTAGGTTGGGATTATTCTATGACATTAAAAGAGGGAATTGAAAAAACTTATAACTGGATACTTCAAGAAATAAAAAAGAACCCCTCCTAAGAGGGGTCCTAATTTATTTTACTACTTAGGAAATTTATTCATCCACATTTGGGTCTTTGGAGTTATGCCTTTCCAAGAAGACCAATCGTCTCCACCCTTTGTCATATAGTATGCAATTTCTGCATTTTTTACGGGATTAAAAAGTTCTGCATTAGAGTCAAGATCAAACTTTTCTCTACGGTCTGGACCAAGGGAATCAATCATATTAATTTGAAACATGCCATAAGATGAATCACCAGTTTCATGGTTGCCGTTAAAAGCCAATGGTCTTCCATTAGACTCTTTTTTAGCAATTGCCCAAGCAACAACAAGGTCTTTACCCTTGAAGCCTACTAGTGAAAGCAGTTCTTTTAGTTCTAAATCAGTAAGAGAATCTTTGTTCTTAAAACTCTCTAGTTTTTTTGCCTTAGAAACCAAAAAAACCTCTTTCGAGGTAGTTTCCAATGTCTGAGCCTGTTTCAGGCTAAGGTTGTTTTTAGTATCAAAATCTGAAGAAGCATTAGCGTTAGACGTAACCGCTAATAATCCTACGATACTGAGTGTGCTAATGATCTCTTTGTTTCTTTCGATAAATTTAATCATAGTTTCCTCCTTAGAAAACAATAACACCTTGGTAGGTGTTACTACTAAGTATAGCATGAGATTTTTCAAAAAGCAACTTTATGACATGGTATAATAAAATTACTATGGCATCAGGCAATACAAATGACGGTATATTTAATTTACCATTTCCAGTACTAGACGATCCAGTAAATGTTCACAAGGATATTGAAGCACTTGCTGATAGACTAAAGACTGTGCTGCCACCACTGGGAATATCAGCATTTCAGTTGGGTGTGATAAATAAAAGCGGTCAATCATTAAGCGCAGGACACCCTGTATATATAACTGGATATTCAACAAAGCCAGAAATATCTTATGCCACACAATCAACAGTTGGTCCAATTTTAGGTTTATTAAAGCAGCCACTTGCAAACAATGCTGAAGGAATAGTTGTAGTTGCTGGGGTTATGGAAGATATTAACTTGAGTTCTGGTAGTTATGTAAATGGTAATCCAGTTTATGTTGGAGTATCTGGTGGCCTTACTGGAACTAGACCTGCTACTGGAAATGCCACCGCTGTTGGAGTTGTTGCAGCAACTGGGGCTAATGGAATTTTAATTGTTCAAGCAAAAGGTAACGGAACTTGGCAAGCACTTAAAGACGGAATGTCTTAAGCGTGGTATAATTTTACAATGGCAACTCTAAGAGGATCTCAAACATCATACGACATAGGAAACAAACCTCCTACAGTTGTTTGGACTGTTGTCCGTGGAGATACTTCTGGTTTTAAAGTTTATGTAACAGATGATGAAAAAGTACCGTTAATTTTAAAGGGTGCAGGATCTGAGTGGGACATTGCTATGAAAATAAAAAGACCAACATCAACTCCTGGAATCATTACAGACAACGCAACACTTGTTTTAAATTTATATCCAGTTGCAGACGAAGATGATTT